ATACTCCTCTCCTAATATTCTAACATCAATATGATACATTGTCAAGATATCTTCTAGATCTTGTTCAGTACCATACGGAATAATTTCATCTACATATCCTACTGCTTTAAGTTGTGTATAACGTTCAACAATAGTTTGTATAGGAGCATTTTTATTTGCACGATCAACGGACGGATCTACTTGTAATCCGCAGATAAGATAGTCGCACTGCTCTTTTGCTTCACGCAGCATTTGTACATGCCCGGCATGAAGTAAATCAAAAGTTGATGCAGTAAATCCTACTTTCATTTTACAAATGGTGATAGTTCAGGAGCAGTCCAACCTTCGGGCTTAAGAACTTTACCATCTTCACGTTTACGTACTAGTCCAGTTTCCGGATCTACTTTAGCAAAGTTAGTTTTCATTACTTCGTTCCATGCCGCTTCGGCATCGAATCCGCCTGAATGAATTGCTCCAACAGTCACAACTAGAATGTCAATTAATGCATCTAATTGTTCTACACGGTCGCTTGCAACAATAGCTTCTTTTAGTTCTTCGCGCTCTTCATCAATTAGATCCAAATACATTGCGTATTGAGCATTATTGATTTCGCTTACAGATTGACCGCAGGCAGTCATAAACTTCGCTTGATCGCGAAATGGATTTGTCATTCGTATCTCCTTAAGACTTTAATATCTTAAGTATACGCTGTTGTTCTTGTTTTGTCAACCACTCTTCTTCATCATTTCCGAAGGAAGGTGCTCGTTTTAAGGTATCGTTAATAATGGACTGAATTTGATATAGATCTTTCTTACATTCAAATGCAGTAAATCCATCGTTGTGCGGACTGGAACATTCTCTAGCAAGTGAATGTATCTGAGAAATGATCTCAGGAATGTCCCAGCCTTTTTTAAAACCCATTACCCTGTTTTAGATAAGTTGCCTGGCATGAAGTCTTCTGGATTAATATCCATACTGCTACCGTGAGTGTATTCTTTTCCGATATAAAAGTCATTGGGCTTTTCGTCGGCAACAATTATGATAGATTTTATTTCTACTTTTTGAAACTCTTTCTCACCATCGCCGTCATCGATCTTAATCTTACGAGTCCACCGACCGTGCTCAATTAATACCCATTGCCCTACCTTAACATCAATTCCGCACTCACTGCCAACTTTATAAACTTCAGCCCAACGAGGTTTAACTCCGTGTGCTTTACCGTCATCACTGCCAACGATAATACCACCTTTGGTAAGTTGTTCACCCATATCCATATTAATAACAAGGACATCCTTGGACATGGCACGGATTTTAACTTTTTTAGCTTCAAATGCAAAACTCATAATTAACCTTTCTTGCGTGAAACAACTTCTTCTTTTGAAGCGGCTGGATTGATTGCATAAAAATCTTGCAGAACTTGTTCTCTAGTACGAGTGACTTTTCCGCCTTCGCCAATTTCGTCACCACGAGCATTAACTCTCATGTTGCCTACTGCTGGAGTTTGTTCATTACGGAGAAATAGTTTCTCCATATCGATCTCTTTTCCTCTAACACTTGTGTATGTTCTTCCCATTTTATTTCTCCTTAAAGAATTCTTCTATTGGTAAATTGTATTTAACACTGTCTACCTTGTGTACACCAATCAAGTATAACACATAACTTGCTACACTACTACCTCTGCCCACACCCCAAACTATGTTATTAGCTCTAAGGGTATCTACTACAAATTTCATTGCTAACAGCACTGGAATCATATTGTTTTTACGAAAAAGCTCTAACTCAGTAATTATCCTATTATAATTTTCTTCCGGACATACCTGGACTACTAACTCTTCGATATCCATGTTTTTATATTCGTCTGGAATAAACCAGTTGCTTGGATTGATTTTAGTTTTGGGGATTGGATAGTTTAGATGCTCGTCATGTAGTCGATTGATGTATTGACTTAAATCATCTGCAGAAACACATTCAGAAAGAATCTGAGGGCCATGTTTTATGACACCTTGTATTAGCTGCTCTGTTGTATTAGTCCACATTAATCAATTGACCCATATCACTATCTGTATCTTTCAGTCTACGAGTATGTCTTTTAGACATCTCCTCTCTGTATATTATAACAAATGTTGATAGTTGTGTCAAGAGATCTTGGTTGCCTAAACGTGCAACTGTGTGATATTTTTTGGTTAATTCTAGAAGCTTCTGCTCAACCTCTTGGTCTTTGAGATTGGACAGATCTTCTTCAAGTGGATGGAACATTAGCTAAATGTACCTAGGTAGTTTATAAAGAAATTATCTTCGCTGTGGCGCCAAATTTCTAAAATAATCGGGTTAGCATCGGAAGCAACTGTTAGTGTTCCTGGATAATCTGCATTAGTTTTAACAGCAGTAGCACCACTACCGGACAATGAGAAAGATACAGTGGTTGAAGTACTACTATATAGTTCAATTGTCATTTTGCCAACTGCTGTTCCTACCGCAGGAAATCCTAAGAAATCAAATGTAAATGCAGCAGAAGCAAATGTAAACACTTGGTAGCCGCCATTCTCAAAGTCTAGCGTGTATGTCACTTGCGCTACTTCAAATGACTGTGCAGGATTTAAGACTTCTCTGTTATTTTGTAAAGTAGCATTATGGATAAGATTGCCGTTTAGGTCGTTGTCCACATCTGTTCTTACTACGTTGTCCTGCAGGTCTTCAATCTCAGTTTTTGCTGCTGAAAAGTTTGTTTTGATTGTATCAAAATTGTCTCGGAAGACTTGTGTATCGTTGTCCTGTCCAGCTACAGGAAAGTTTTCGTTGATTGCTGCGGAATTAATGTTGCTTGTCATGGTAATTTTTCTCTCCGTTGTGGAAACGCAAGGTATTTATCCTCTATTTCGCCGTCTATAATATCTATTATATATCTATCTGCTAAGAAGTCAAGTGATTTAAAATCAAATCCAGAGGCCTTTATCCTAGAAATAATCCCTGCAGATTTACCCGGCAAGCAGTAGCACAGGGGCAGAGCTTTGGTAAATCCTAGCTCGTATGAAGCAGAATCTTGAATACTACGCATCCATTGCGGCAAAAATTCACGATCTCTGTCGCCTACTGTTTCTATTTGGGTTCGCATATTCTTTATACTATTTGGGAATATTCTTTGATGATCGCTGTCGCTTACAAACGGTATATTGCTATCTACTTTAATTGCATCATAGCTGATTAGTACCTTACTGCTTATATCATTTCTTAATTCTACAGTGCTGCTAATGCTTTTACCATTTTTTTCAAGATCGTCGATGATATTTACATATATTATTTCGTATATTACTTCTTGTGTTGTAAGATCTTTAGCTTTAGCAGATAACACGTCTCCGAGTTTTAGACGCTTATTATAATGATTCCTGCTCATAGCCTGTACATAATTTACAGCCGCCGTGCTTTCAATTCCGGCATATACTAATACCTTAAGAGCAGTTTGTATACCGAAGTTGATGTCACCGTATCTATATAGTTCTGAATTTTTAAAGATTGTAGCATCGGTAATAAAGTTATACCATTCTAGTCTTTTACTTTTTATTTGGAAGGCTTTAAGGTATAAGTTAGCAAATGTTTTAGTCTGCTCAGACACAACAGTTATAGTAAATATTTTATTCAATACAGCAAAGTTTACACTATCTCGGGCTTTAATTGTAAACGTAAACTTTTTGTCGTATGTTGTGGTTTCACTATCGTATGTAGAAGTAAAATCTCTAGAAGCAGTAGAACTATCTTCTGCGCTGTCAGTTCTTTCAAAAAATCTTGTAAGTCCAGGACCTGCATTGTCCGCAAACTGCTTTACTTTTCCTTGTATGCTACCAGTTGGTAGGAATTCAAGGCCTGGAGGCAATTCTCCGCTGACGAATTCATAACCTACTCTACCGCCATATAATAGAGTTTCTGCCTCAACATATAGTTTACTTGGTTGATTAGGTTTGATAGTTCCTAGATCGCTTACGGAAATCCAACTTACAGCACTTTCGATCTCACCAACAATCTCAACTGAGAATGTTTTATCAGCAGACGAAGTACCTGCAATCCAATATGCAGTATCTGTAGGCGATACATTTCTATTGCTCACATTACAGATATAGAGTAAACCGAGATATATAACTGCATCATTTACAGCATACGCAATTGATGCATTCCAGTCGCCACGTAGAGTATATGTAGTATATGCCAGCGTTGCAGGAAAGTTCACAGCCCGCAGAGTAAATGAGTATGTTTTAGACACTCTTGCTTGATAGGGAACATTTCCTGCAACTTCCCCAGTGATGCTGTCTAACTCCATTCCTGGAGGCAATTCGCTTGCACTAGTGTCTGGATTTAATGGCAGTAGGAAATAGGTTATAGTTCCTTCTAAACTAGGAGGATCGTACACATCTAAAAATATAGTCACATAGTTGTTAGCACGGAATCTTCCTAGATTGCTTTCAGTGATCCAAATAGGCGTTCTGCTACTTGAGGCGTCAGCTTGGAACAGATTTGTATCTACTTGTACAATACTATTGTCTGCTTGCAAAAATTCTTCAGTGACGACATAGATCTTAAAAAGTCTATTCTCGGTGTAAATTCCATCAGTCACGCCAACTACAAAGTTGTAAATTCTACTCAAACGTCTTGGAGTTCTATTAGGCTCATTGTAATCGAATGTTTCGGTATCATAGTAAAATGTATCAAAACCATTAGAGCGTGCTTCGAGATAGTCTAAAGGAATAATATCAAGCGGTGTAGTATCATACCCGCCGGAAGTGTCTGTTGAATACTCTAGCGCAAAAATAGGATCAGTGAATCCGGAAATTACTCCAGTGTTGCTTAATGACAAGCCCGGAGGAAGAAGTCCGCCGTTTGGCACTAGATAATAGATCAACAAATCTCCTGCGGTTAGATCTGTATCTGTGGCAGTCACTTGAAATTCAACATAGGCATTATCTAGAACGAAATAGTTATCGCCAGCACCTACATTAAGGAACCCTTCTCTAGTTAGCCATAATGGTGCATCAGCGCCGTCGACTCCTAGAGTAAATGTTCTATCCTCTACATCACTACCATCACTGGCACGTATGACAAACTTGCTTTCTGTGTAAATTTTTACTTCCACGGGAGAGCCAATAATTGATCCGTTTGATAACCGCAACCCTCTCGGAAGAGATCCTGCTAGCAAACTAAATGTTATTGCTCCGACGTTAGAAGTTGCAGACAACGGAACGTCTACTGAAATGCGTTCAGTTAGTAGTCCTAGGTCTCCGGCTGGTGTTATCCAGGTTATCATCTGGACATCTCCTTACAATATGGAACCACAGTCTAGAGCTAGTCTTCCTGGAAGAGTTATGGTGCCAAAGTCTATGTTTGATGATTGATACAATACTTGCATTGCATTATCGTAGTCGCCGGTAATGGTACCGAAATCATACGATGTTAGAATATCTGTGACTGGAATGATAGTTTTAAAAGAAACAGTCGAACCAGTTGTTGTGACTTCTATATCTTTTCTGCTAGTCACCGAACCAGGAGCAGCAGTACCACCAAATGTGATCTGTTGATGTGTGCTGGCTAACATGCTACCGGAATCTGTGTCAATTCTAATAAAAGCATCCGGAGAAGTATTATTAAAGATGATAGCGTCACTTGTGTCGTCTAACAACATTTTAGTACCAGACACTAGTGTTTTGAATTCTAAATTAGCACCAGTTTTTTGTTTAAAAACTCCGTATCCTGTTATACCTACGTTTGATGCTGTAATGGTTAATTCTGTACTCAATGATGTAAAGTTAGCGTTAACCTTTTGAAAGGCGGTGCGTAGATCATCACCTAGGCCATCGTTTACTACATTTCCGATATTAATTGTTTGTACTGTCATTATGCGCTCTCTTTAGTATATTTACCGTTATGCACCAGTACTATCTATCGCTTTAACCGCGGCAGCTAATCTGTCCAATGCTGCTCCTACAGTAGTTGGTGCAGTTCCTGCCCAGTCGCCTGCTGTAGTTGGTGTATATGTTGTAGCATATAGTTCTGTAAAATTTGCATTAACTTTGGTAAAGGCAGCACGTAGGCTATCACCTTGTTTGTCATTTGCCGAAGCGCCTACGTTGATTGTTTGTTGTGTCATTTATCGCTCCAATTATACCAATGCCGCAATTCTAATCTGGAAGTCTGCAAAGTCTGTACTTGCCGCTACCACTGATTTTAATCCAGCTAGATTAATAACTCTACTGCCTTGAATTGTTATTTCGTTCTCCGCAATAATATCACTGCTAAAAAACACAGCAGGAGTAATAGTAATTGCTGAACTGTCTGAACTGTCAATTAATGTAGTAAAAATATTACCAGTAAATGTACCACTTACTGATCCCAGTGCAGAACTATATGTCACCTCGCCTGAGGTAGAATTGTATTGTAATATAGATGTACCATCAGCACCTCTAATTGGTTTAATTACTAAACTACTTGCTGT